GTTGTCCAGCTCTTCGCCTGCGGCGGCGATCTTGGAGCGCGCCGAAGTCCATTCGTCGGCCAGCTTTTTGAGCTCGTTGGCGCCGAGCGCTGCCGTGAGGGCGCCGGCGGCCGAAGTCGCCATAAGGCGGAACTTGTCGGAAATGCCCTTCGTCGCTTTATCGAAGGTCGACTCTAAGCGCTTCGCGCCTTGCTCGCCGCGACGTTCGATCGTGCGCCAATTATCATTGGCGCTGCGGCTGGCCTTCTGGAAATTGCGCTCGAAGTCGCGGACGCGGGCTTCGAGGGAAACGACAAGTTGCTCGGCGGTCTCGGCCATGGTTCACCTCTAAAGAAAGATCAGCCCTTCCGGCCGCTCGTTGACGTTTGAATAGATGCAGCCACCGCCCTCGTTGAGCTCGGCGCGGCCGATCGCCATGATTGCAGCAACGGCGGCGTCGATTTTCTCGCGGGATTTGCTTTTCGTGGGCTTGAGATTCCCGGCGGGGTCTTGATCGACAACCACGTTCGAAACACACCAGCGCAAGACAGGGTGTCCGCCGTGGCGTAGTCTCTTCGACAAAACGGCCCGCTCGAAAGCTTTCATCGGGGCGGACATGGAGACGAATCCTTGCCCGTGCGCCATAACCGGGAGACCGTCGTCGAGTAGCCGTGCCATCATGGCAGTTGCGCCCCAACGGTCCATCGCGACCTCTTGGACCGCGAAGCGCTCGCACAGTTCGCGAATTTTCGCCTCAACCTGATCTTGGTCTGTCACCTCGCCGGGCGTGGCGATCAGGTGCCCGTCTTCGGCCCATTGCACATAAGGGGCCTCGCCGCGCTCTTGCCGACGCCGTAGAGACGCCTGCGGCGCGAAGATGTAGGGATGGACGCTGAAGCCGCCGTCTTCGTCTCTGAAGGCCGCGACGATCGCCGTAAGGTCCGACGTAGAGCCCAGGTCGACGCCAAGCCAGCACGGCGCGCCCTCACGCTCGGCAAGGTCGACTTCGACCGCCCCGGCGTCCCAAGCGTCGATATCAAGCCAAGGGTCCGCTTGGCCCTGTAGCCAGATTCCCAGATGGTCGTTTTTGAACTTCTCTCTGAGCGCCGGACGGTTCTCAGCCTCGCGCGCCATTTGTCGAAGCGACGGCAAGTCGGGATAGCCGAGCGCGAGACCGGGATTCGCCCTATGCCACACGTTTTCGTCGCGCCAGTCTGCATCCGACGCCGTCTCGAAGAGCACGGGAAGCGTTCCGGGGTCGACGATCTCGCCGCGCGCGACCTTCCGGGAGTAATCGAAGACTTCGGCGGCGGCGTTTTCTTCGCCGCGACCGGCTTGGCTGATGATCATGGCGAGGTTGTTCGGCGTCTTCGACAAGCCGGTTCTCAGAACGTCGAGAAGTTCACGCTTCTTCCAGCAATGAATCTCATCGATCAGCGCAAACGCCGGCGTCAAACCGTTTGAGGCGTTGGCGTCGCTCGAAACCGCCTTCAGCGTCGCGCGCGATTTCGCATGTCGGATTTCGTGCTTATAATCGAGAATTGAGACGGCCGCCTTGATGCGCTTATCAGCCATGACGATGCCGTGCGCCTCTTGATAGCCGATGCGAGCTTGATCGCGGTCATAGGCGGCGAGGAAGACTTGCCCGCCGGCGACCTTCTCAGGGCCGATCGTGTGCAAGAGCGCCAACGCCGCGCCGAGCGTCGTCTTTCTCGCGCCGCGCGAAACGAGCATGATGACTTGCCGGACGATGCGCGTTCCGTCGGCGTGACGCGGCCCATAGATGCGCCTCACAAGGCGCTCTTGCCACGGGTCCAGTTGAAACGCCCTGCCCGTCTTAGGATGCTTCAGGGCGCGTAGGAATTTGACGGCGCGCTCGCCGTCGCCGAAGGTGTCTTCGATCGGCGAGGCGTCAAAGAGCCATGTCGGATAGGTGTCGCTCATAGCCCTAGCGGGTCGTCTTCGGGCTCGGCGTCGTCATTGATGATCGGCCGCGACCGGGAGACCGGCGTCAAGCCGAGCTCGGCGGCGATCAGGCGCGCCGTGACGGCGGCCTTGTCCTGCATCCGGAAGAGTTGCGGCGAGAGCCCTTCTTCCTGAATCTGGCGCTCGATTTCCCGGACGCGACCAATCGCGATACAGTAATTCTCGACGCTGCCCATATCGGCCTCAGTCAGAATCTTGCGCTCGATCAGAAGCGGCATGATGCGCTTCCATTCTTTCTTCGCGTCCGGCGAGAGCCATAGAGGAACGGGCGGCGCTCGATTATACGCCGCTCGATCGGTCCGGACTGCGGGTTTGACGCCCTTGGCCATCACAAGCCCCTATGCCGCACTTTGATCTCCCAGCCTTTACGCCGGGGGATCTCCGAGAGCGCGATGATCTCGAAGGCGCGGCCGTTGTAGAAGAGCCGATCGGCAATGCTAAGATTTGGAATCCAGCGGGTCCGAAACGTGATAATCTCTTCGATCGAAGAGACCGCGCCGCTCTCTTTGACGGTCGACGTGGTTCCACTGTCGCCGCGCGTCTCTGTGACGAGCTCGGCCCTATGTCCGCCATGGGCGGTCCAGACTTCGACCGGCGCGCCAAATTCGTCCAGGGTGATGCTCTTCGTCTCGACGTAAACCGTTCGATCTAGCCGCGCGGCGCGGAAATGAGCGTTCACAGCGCCACCTCGCCGAGTAGCGCTTCGAAGGTGATGACGCCGTGACCGGTCACGCCATCCGGGTCTCTGAGGATACGCGTGTCGTTATAGCGCCAATCGATCAGGCTGGACCGAACCGCGTCGCTGGCGATCAGGGTCCGGCGAATTTGCCAGCAAATCGCCTTGACGCTCACAAGGCCCGGCTCGCGGGTCCAAACGTGGATTGTCGGGAAGAGCCGGAACTTGTCGCGCGCGAGCGACATATCGTCGGCGACCTCTTGGACCTCCCCAATAACGACGCAAGGGAAGGTCTCGGGGCGGGCGTGGCGGTCGAAAATTTGCGCCGCCGGAACAAGGGCGGTCATAGCGGCGTCGGCGATCAGCGCGGCGCGCACGGCGGACTGTAGGGAGAGCGTCGGGGCGGTCATGAATTCCAGCCTTTCTTGATCGCCTGCGAGATGGCGCGCTTCGTCCGGCGCTGAATGCGCGCCCTGAGAAGGCGAAACGCTGGCCAGAAGAAAGGATGCGCTGGGTTGGCCGCGGTGCCGTATTCGAGCAAGTGCGGGTAGCGCACGCCCTTGTTGCCGGCGGTGACGATGACTTCGTTCTCTTTCGCCACGCGCGAGCCGCCCGGCTGGCTGTAAGGCGGCGTCGCCTCGCCGGGGAGAGTGACCGCGATGCTGTCGCGAAGCGCGCCAGTGTCGACAGGCGCGAGCAGCTGCATCGTCTGTTGCAGTTCCTCGCCGGATTTGATCAGGGCGGGCTTCACGGCCTCTTTGACTTCCTTCGGGATGGCGTCGAGCCGCTTCAAGAGGGATTGCAGCGACATTAGAACGCCCACGCCCGGTAAGGTGCGATCAGGTCGAGAAAGCCGAAGGGAAGCTCTTTCGCCGTGACGCCGACAAGCGACGCCTCGCGGTTCTCAAAGAGGTGCGCCGCGAGCTGACGGATGGCCTCGTTTAGAGGTTCCGGCGAGGCGTTTGTTACGGCGCCGCCGGTGTAGGACTCGACGAACGCCGTCGCGACGCTGATCTTCTCTGTCAGGATGGCGTCTTCGGTCGTGTCGGACGCTTCAAGATTCAGGTGTCTCTTCAGGTTTTCAACGGTGACGGTCATTTGGCCAAACCTCAAATTTGGAATCTATGGAGCGCGAGTCCCCCGCCGGTCCCTACGGCCCTCTGAGAAGTCTTCGACCTCCCCCGGCCCTTCCTTCTATTATAGTCACGGTTACGCTTAAGATAAAGCCGAGATTTCATGCGGCGAGTCTTTCGGTCGTCTTCGACCTCGTCTTTCGAACTGGCGTCGTCAGCGCTTTATTGACTGGCCAGCCGTTGCGCTTGATCCGGACAAAGAGCGTGTTCTTCGGAATGCCGGTGCGAATGCTCCACTCGGCCAACGTCAGGCGCTCGCCGTTGTGCTCGTAAAGGTCGCCCTTCTTTCCTCTCAGCGCCGAGCCGAACATTAGTCTTTGAGCTTGTGCAGGTCTCGCCGTGCGCTTCCTGCGACCGGGCGTGAGAACCTCTTCAGCCGATAGACCATCCGCAAGCCGAGCTCTGATCGTCTCGGGGTGAATTCGGGTGATCTTTGACCATTCCGCAACTGTGCGCGTCTCGCCGTTGTGGGTGATCGTCTGCGCCTTGGTAGCAGCCGGCGCCGTCAATGCGTCGCCTCTCACGCCGCTCTTCAGGCGCTTGCGGAGTGTGTCGAGTGAAACGCCGGTGAGCTTTGAAAGCTGGCTTACGGTGTATTGCTTGCCCTTGTAGGAAACGCGGCGCTCGTGTCTTTGTCCTAACGCCTCGCCGGCGTCGAAGGCTTCCATCTTGGCGATGGCGGCGCTTCTCACGGCGTCATGATCCAGTCCGGCGAGGGCGCAAACCTCGCGGAAGTCAGGGCCGGCGTTTTTGAACCATTTGCGCGCCTTCTGACGGATACGGCTCTTATTGACCGCGAGATTCGCCCCAGCCGCGCCAAAACACAGCACATTGCCGGCGGCGTCTTCGAGCGCCTGCGAGATGACGGCGCACCAAAGCTGCTTGTCGTGCTCACTGTGTTCCGGGTCGACGGTCATGGCGTTACTGCGTCCGGGTCACGCGCGTCACGTTGCCGTTTCCGTCATACGTGAGCGCCAGCACGGCGAGGATGGTGCCTGTCGGGCCGCCCTTGCGATAGGTCACGCCGACCATGTTGCTGCCGGTGTATTCGCATTCGATGTCGTCGAAGCCGGCGATGCCGAAGGAATCGAGCGACATGACGGTTTCGGAAAAGGTGCCGTCGCCGTTGTCGTGAAGCTTCTTTTTGACGTTGTCTAAGACGGTGTAGGTTAGATCGGTCATGTAGATTTTTCCTTATGCGGTGAGATTGAAGGACTGAACGAACGTCGCCTTGATCGTTCGAAAACCGGCTTGGATATGCGAGATTGACCAATCGTCACACGTCCACTTTTGGGGCGTGCTGGCGCCGGGCGGTGTCCAAAGGAAAGGCGTGAAGCCGCCCTGCCCTCTCAGGAAGGCGTCGACGGCGTCGGCTTGGGCCGGCGTTAGAACCTCCCAAGTCAGGCTGAATTCGTCCCTTATGTGATTCAAGCCGGCGGCCGTGGATTGCACATAGCCGTCGCCGAAGTCCGCC